GATTCATTTTTACCTGTAATTACAAAAACAAAATCATAGAACCCCTCCATAGTCGTTGTGCCGTCGTTGAGTTTTCTGTAAATGCAAAACAAAAACCTATATTGCAAGCAGAATTCTTCAAACGATTGTTATCCATTGTGGACGGAGAACGGATTGAAAGTGATAAGAATGTGCTCGTTCAACTTATCAACAAACACTTCCCCGATTGGAGGAGGATCCTCAACGAATGTCAAAGATATTCTGTCGGGGGGAAAATTGACAGTGGAATTCTCGCCCATTTCTCTGATGTAAAGGTAAATGATCTCGTTAAAAACCTCAAGACGAAAAACTTTCCGGAAGTACGTAAATGGTGTGTCAATAACTTGGACAATGATCCTGCTGTGTTATTACGTAGGATTTACGATTCTCTTTCAAATTCCTTGGTTCCTTCTTCCGTCCCTCCTGCTGTTCTTACTATTGCGAAGTATCAGTATCAGAGTGCATTCGTTGCTGACCAAGAAATAAATTTACTTGCATGTTTAACAGAGATAATGGTGGAATGTGAATTTAAGTGAAAAAAAAGTATGCTCCATTTAGATTGGACTGCTTTGGATTTTTAGGAATTATATTGCTTATTAGTGGAATGGGGTCGGCTATTATTAGTTTTTATGGTATAATGGATATGTTAAAATGAAAAGACCTAGTTTAGAAGATTGTTTTTTTATTGTACTCATTTATTTGGATGAGTTTATTAAAAGAACTTTGAGTGGTATATACCAATTGTATATGAAATTTGACTACTGGAACTTTAATCGTAAATTACCAAAATGACTGACAATTATAGAGTAGTTGCATCTACTCCACCTCGTGATCCTTATCCAGTATATAAGTTCTTTAATGAACCTGAGGAGTGGTCTTGTAATGGAACTGTAAAGATTTCTTGCAAAGATGGTAAGGTGGATGTTACAATATTTGAAAAGGATTCCATCAAAGTCCATAAATTAGAAGTTTATTCTGATGATGGTCCTGTTGGTGCAAGACTTACTGAACAATGTGAACATCCAGCATGAATAAGAAAAGAGAAAAATTGAGAGCACAAGTTAAGTCCAGATTTTATTATCTGTTCTGGGGTGCTGCTACTGTATCAGTATTTGCTGGTCAGTTATATGTGGGATCAGGATATCGTCAGATGTCTAGATCATTCAATCGTATCATGGATGCTATTATAGTAGAGTTAGTACCACCCAGACATCCTATGATGGCTCCACAAGATCATCAATTTGATGATCCTATAGAGTATATTAATGAAGATGGAAATCTTTGGCATCCTACTCATCCTCCTAGACGAGTTACTCCTTCATATCAAGAAGACTTTGAAAAAAGAATATGACGGAAGAAGAATTAGAAAAGGAAAGATGGATTGATGATGACTGTGCAGTTGTTAGTCAATATTATACTGCACGGAGAATGTATCCTACTATGCCTTTTTATCTTCAAGATGAAAATGGTGAGACCTTTGTATTTGGATTAGATTTAATCTATCAATACATTGGAAATATAAACCACTATCCTGATTGGTAATGAAATTAACACAAGAAGTAATAGATAAAATTCAAGAGGCCATGAACCATACTAAAATGAATGGGGAGCCTAATTGGTTGGACGGGGATGAACTAGAAGTATGTCTTGGAGGTACTTTTGCTGCTGATAAGTTTATTTCTATTATTAATCGACGTACCAACCCACGTCCTACACCAAAACAATAAATTATGTGGTATATTATATTTTGGACTGCAATCACTATGGTTGTATTAGTTCAGTTAGGTATCTTTAAAAAGAAATGAAATCCTTGAAAACTCCTCTTCGTTATCCTGGTGGCAAGTCTCGTGCTTGTACTAAGATGGATCCATACTTTCCTGATCTTCGTGAGTATGTGGAGTTTAGGGAACCATTTTTAGGTGGAGGAAGTGTAGCACTCCATGTAACAAAGAAGTATCCTCATTTAAAGATTACAGTTAATGATCTTTATGAACCCTTGATAAATTTTTGGGTTCAATTACAAACTTTTGGGGATGAATTAACAAAGAAATTAAAGGATTATAAATCAACTCATTCAGATCCTGTATCGGCAAAAGAACTTTTTTTAGAATGTAAAAGTAGAATTAATGATAAGAGTTTAGATTGTATAGAAAGAGCCGCAGCCTTTTATATTGTAAACAAGTGTAGTTTTTCTGGACTTACTGAGTCATCTTCATTTTCACAGCAAGCCTCTATTTCTAATTTTTCTATGAGAGGAATTGAGAAGTTGCCAGGATATTCTGAAATAATTTCTGGGTGGCATATAAATCAGTATTCATATGAATATTGTTTCCGTGAAAATATTCATGATGGATTGTTTATGTATTTGGATCCTCCTTATGATATAAAAGATAATCTTTATGGTAAGAGTGGATCTATGCATAAGGGATTTAATCATGATGAGTTTGCAAACGTCTGTGATGAGCATGACATTCCTATGCTTATCAGTTATAATTCAGATCAACTTGTTAAAGATAGATTTACTCAATCGAAATGGAAAGCAGCAGAGTTTGATCTAACATATACCATGAGGTCGGTTGGTGAGTATATGAGAGAACAAAAAGAAAGAAAGGAACTTTTACTTTTTAATTATGACAAAATTGAATGCTAAAGAAAGAAGACAGGATAGATTAAGGCAGTGGTTAAATTCTGTTACCTTTACAAAGCAGAATTTAATTGAAGAAGAAGGAATGGAGATAAGAACTTATGTTCCTTATTTAATGAATAGAATTCTGTCAGCTCATCTTGATTGTATAATGTATGTCAATGAACTGAATAAATACTCTTTCCTTGATAAAGATATGCAATATAGTTTTTATCTAAATACACTTAGGAAAAAGAAGAGATTTTCTCCCTGGCTCCGTAAGGATAAAGTCACGGACCTCGAAATCATCAAACAATACTATGGTTATAGTAACGAAAAAGCATCAATTGCTTTGAAAATATTAACCCCTGAACAACTTAGTTACATTAAACAACGACTTGAAACTGGAGGAATGAAATGACTACTTCTACGCAGGAGCCAGAAGTTAAATGGTCGCAAGATCAAATGGTAGAGGTAACCTTAAATGAACCTGATGATTTTTTAAAAGTCCGTGAGACTTTAACAAGAATTGGTGTAGCATCAAGAAAGGAAAAGAAACTTTATCAATCATGCCATATCTTGCATAAGCAAGGTAGGTATTATATTGTTCATTTTAAGGAACTGTTTGCTCTTGATGGCAAACATGCTAATCTTACTTCTAATGATGTTCAACGTCGGAATCGTATTTCTCGCCTTCTTGCTGATTGGGGTCTTATAGCAATAGTAAAATCAGAATCTGTTTCTGATATTGCTCCTCTCAATCAAATCAAAGTTCTTTCTTATAAAGACAAGGGAGATTGGATTTTGGAACAGAAGTATAACATTGGGAAGAAGGGGAAAACACCAGAGGAATGACGGTTAACACTATATTATTAATACTTTTGGTGATCGTTAACTATACAAATTTTTATCTTACTCATATGCATGGTAGGAAACCGAAGCGATTAAGACGGAAATCATCACCACGCTTTTTAAGTGATCGTGTATAATTAGTAGTGTCGCCGTAAGGGACACACACTAAACACTCGCTTAATAAGGAGCTACTATCATGGGAACATTAGCAAGGTATCATGCTGAAAATCTTCCAGCTTTACTGGATAAGATTAGTAAGAATAGTATTGGAATGGACGATTATTTAAATCGTTTCTGGGATCTTGAAACTTCTTCCAACTATCCCCCTTATAATATTGTTCAAGTAAATAATGTCGAATCGAGATTGGAGATCGCCCTTGCGGGGTTCTCGAAAGATGACGTATCAGTCTATACGGAGTTTGGAAAACTATATGTGGAAGGCAAAAAAGAAGAATCGAAAGATATGGGAGAATATGTCCATAAAGGACTTGCCCAACGGAATTTCACTAGGGTCTGGACACTCTCAGATGATACCGAAATACGAAATGTCGGATTCAATGACGGACTACTGGTTGTAGAACTAGGTAAAATAGTTCCTGAACATCATGCTCGTAAGGAGTATCTCTAAATAGAGATGAGTTCGAGATGGATAGGAGGGGTTGACACCCTCCTTTTTTTATGCAATAATATATTTGTTGGTTCGACGGGACTGACACGGGAGTGACTGAATAAACTTGCTGGCATAAGGCTAGTTAAGGTGATGAGACACAGGTGGTGCTGCTGGCAGGAATGTCAGAATCGACCTACCAGTCGGGTCTCAGATAGTAAGGTAAAAATCTACTCAATGTAGCAATGCCCCTTACTTGTTGGTAAACATGAATCCAACCTCCCACACCAATATTTTTATCGTTGCAATTTATATTAAATGAGAACACAAAACAAAGAAAATTATTACTATGTGTTTTGGGTTGTTGCTATGATAGCTTTCATTGTTCCGCAAGTAGTTACTGCAATAGCATATCATAAACTTGCTGATAGACTTACTAAACCAATAGAAGTAGAAATTGTAGAACCATCTAAATTGAAATTAGGATTATGAGATTCAAAGCATTAGTTCATGTAAGGTTGAGAGGGTCTGTATCAGATGCTGCTGGTAATGCAGTGATGAACAATACTAAAAGGATTGCTCCTAGATTAGA